CTGCTCACGACCGTTTCAAGAGCGGCATCGGCTTAAACGAACTGTTTAAGATTTCGGCGGCTGCCAACGGCCATCGCTCCGACAGCTTCCGAATCGATCAGCAAATGCAGAACGCTGCTTTTGGTTTGCATCCGATGTATGCCTCGAACGGCTTCAGCACCTATAGCCTTTCGGGCATTCTCAGCAACACCGCGAACAAGTTCCTTCTGGAAGGCTGGGGCGGTGGCGAAATGACCTGGGAAAAGGTCCCCGATGTTGTCAGCGTCCGCGACTTCAAAACGATCACTCAGTACAAACTGTCTGGCACGATGAAGTACGAGAAGGTCGGCCCTGGCGGAGAAATCAAGCACGGCACGATTGCTGAAGGTAGCTACACCAACAAGGCGGAAACCTACGGCAAGATGATGGCGATCACTCGCGAGCACATCATCAACGACGACCTGAGTGCTCTGTCGTCGATTCCCCGTGAACTTGGCTACGGTGCCAACGAAGCATTTAACACGGTCTTCTGGACGGAATGGCTTTCGGGCGATGGTGGATTCTTCGCTTACACCTCCTCGGGTGCGATGAGTGCAGCTAATGCCTTGACCGCACTTGCTGCGGCTGAAGCAGCTTACTTCGCCTTGACTAAGCCAAACGGTGAGCCTCTTGGTGCGAATCCTAACGTGATTCTCATGCCGAACGGAACTTACCGCAACGCACTCAACGCCGTGGCGTCTGGTGTGGTTGTTGGTGGGTCGTCAACCGTTCCTTCGGTCAACTCATTCCAAGGTGCCTACGAGGTTGTGCGATCCGCTTACCTGTCGAACACCGCTTACAGCGGCTACTCGACGACGAAGTGGTACTTGCTGACGGTGCGTCCTGGCTTCGCTCCGATCCAGACCGCGTTTCTCAACAATCAACGCGCTCCGATGATCGAAACCGCAACCGCTGACTTCAACACGCTTGGCGTGCAAATGCGAGGTGTACATGACTTTGGCGTGAACCTTATGGAAGCCCGTGCGGCTGTCCAAGGTTCCGGCGCTTAATCCTGTTTGAAAGAAAGGCAAAACGATGAAAGTGAAAATGCGAACCAATCTCGGCAGTGTTCATGCTGCCGAGATTGGCCTGGACTACAAGGACTGCTTGGCGGGCAAGGTTGTTGAGGTTTCTGACAAAGCTGCTACGTGGCTGATCGAAACCGGCAAGGCCGAGCTTGATGAGCAAAAAGGAGTTCCGAGTGCTCCGTCAATGAAGGGTAAGTGATGTCCGACCGTCGAATCATCCTCGGCATGCCCGGCTATGGCACCATGACAGCAAACGCTGCCTGTGGTGTCATGCGGGCATGCGCGGATATGACGCAAGTGGACTTTCACTACCAAAACGGTTCGCTGCTGGCTTCTAACTTCAGTCAGCTTTGGTGTGTTGCACTCAACCGCGCACATCAGGGCACGCCTGTTAGCTATTTCGCCATGCTGCATGACGACATCGGCCCGCAGGAATTCTGGCTCGATTCGCTGATTGACGAACTGGAAGCCAATCACCTGGACGTTCTTGGCGTGGCGGTTCCGATCAAGGACCGACGCGGCATGACCAGTTTGGCATTGCACAAAGATGGCGACAACTGGATGCCGTACTCGCGGCTGTCGATGCACGACATCTTTGCTTTGCCAGAGACGTTCACAAGTGAAGACATCGGGTATCCACTCCTGCTCAACACGGGCTGTTGGGTTTGTAAGTTCGATATGCGGTGGGCAACTGAAGTTCACTTTGAAATCAACGATCGCATTGTGTTTAACACCGCTGCGGGACGCTATCAATCCCAGACCGAACCTGAAGACTGGCACTTCTCACGGCAACTCCACGAAATTGGAGAGCCGGGAAGTTCTACCGAAGGATTCCGTAAGCTCAGGATTGGTGCGACTCGCAAGATTCAAGTCGTGCATTCAGGCCGCATGGATTTTCAGAACGCCGAACCGTGGGGCACTCATGCCTTCGATTCAGAGGCCGTGCCAGTCAGCCCTGTTCCTGGCGCCTTTCCCTCGGACATCGCGGGCTGGCTACGGCCCTCCGAAGGTAAGGCGTTGGCGGAACTTGCTGAAGGTAAGCGAGTCCTGGAAATCGGAAGCTATTGCGGACGGTCCACTGTCTGCTTGGCTCGCACAGCCGAACACGTGACGGCTGTGGATTATTTCGATGGGCGCGGAACACCGCTGCCACAGGACACGCTGGCAACATTCAAGGCTAACATCGAACGGTACGGCGTGGCAGATAAGGTCACGATTGCCAGCCCTGAAGACAGCTTTACCGGCGAGTGTGAGCTGCTGTTTATCGACGGCGCCCACGACCGCGAATCCGTTGCCGCTGACATTGATCGGTATCTGCCGCTTCTCGCTGAAGACGGCTTGATTGCTTTTCATGATTACAACGAGCCGTGCCATCCCGGTGTCACGGAAGCCGTTTCTAAGTTAGTCGCCGCCGGGGGCGAATTGGTTTCCGTCACAGAACATTTGGCCGTGGTGAAACCCCCGGTCGCCATTCCTTTGGAGGTTTAATAATGGCTGAAGTAACTTTCCGTTCAGGATCGCCCCGCGTGATCGACTACACCCCTTCCAGCGGCAATGTTGCTGCCGGTCAGGTCATTCAGTTGACAGACAACGGTTCCAACACGGTTGAAGTCGGCATGTCGCTGGGTATTGCTCAGGTTGACATCGAAAACAACACCAAGGGCTCTTTGGCCGTTGGCGGTGGTATCTACGACGTTGTGAACCTGAACAACGCTGCGAACTACGTAATTGTTTACTGGGACGACACGAACAACAAAGTCACAACCGTTTCGACCAACAACGCCCAATTCGGTGCGATTGTGACCGGCGGCGGTGGTGGTGCGAACTCGACTGCCCAGGCTTTGCATGTCGGATTCCATCCGTTCCCAGGTGCTTAATAGCTAATGCCAAACCTCCTGCAACGCTCTGCGACCTGGCACGGCGGACAAATGAAGTCCGCCGCAGGTCGCACTGTTGAGGTAAGGCAAGGAGAGAACAGTTACAGCGGGCTAACCGCTTGGCATCAGTTGGTCAATTACGAGGTCGTTGACAATGAAGGTTATGGAACTTCGGTTCAGTCTTGGGAATGGCGATTCCTTGTAGCGGACTTAACAAGCGGATTTGCGTTTCGTGAAGGTGATTTGATTGTTGAGATAAACGGCGACGAAACAGAAACGCAGTACCAAGTTTTGCCAGTTGGCGGCAGGCCTTGTGTTGAGAACGCCGATTCGTCTGGCTTGCAGTTGACCGTCCGAACAAAGCGAGTGACTTGAGGTGCCAGAAAAGAAAGCCATTACGGTCACAGTTGCGGAAGCCGTTAAGGATCGCATTGTCAGCCTGGGGCCAATGAAGCTCACCGAGCGTGACTACACCGTAAGGCGTAGCTACCTCGAATGGGACCTGGAACTCAAGGGACTCGATAAAGCTGAGTTGCAGGAAGAAGAAAAAACACTGGTTGATGTCGTGGCGCATAGCACGCTTCAGGAAGTGGAACTTTCGGCACGCGGCAAGGGGCAGTTTACGGTGCCGGTCGATATTGCGATTCGCCACAAGTTTGGCGAGCAGCAAAACGACGCGACGACTGGACGGATAAAGGTTGAGGAAATTGATCGTTATGTGCTGATGGTGGAGGAAATGCACCGGATGTGCATGGCGACCAGTTTGACCGACGACTTTCCCTATTCGGTTTGGGACAACGACAAAGGCGGCACGCGAATACTGGTCAACCCAGACCGCGACCACCTACGAGAGATGCGTCAGTATACTGGAATTGTGCGAGTGTTTTTGCGAGCGGATGTGAGCATTACTGATGGTTGAATTTGACATCAAACTTGAGCGATTCCGCGACAAGGAAACCGGGCGTCTGGTTTCCGGTCGGATGTTTAAGAACATCGGCCATGCTGCTGCTTCGCTGATGAAAGATGCCCGTCGATCAATCTCGAATAGCAAGCGAGCATCGCGTCCAGGCCGACCGCCTAACACACGCCGTGGATTATTTCGCCGAGCTATTCGGTTTGAGATGGGTTCGGATCGCAAGTCCGCAGCAGTGGGTTTTATCGAAAGTCTTGTTGGCCAGTCCGCAAAGGCTCAAGAGTTTGGCGGACGGTACAAGGAACAAAACTACCCAGAACGGCCAACTATGGGGCCTGCGCTGGAAAGAAATAAACATCGCTTTGCCGGTCAGTTTGCCGGAAGGATTGGAGGATAAGAGATGGCCAACGTAAAGATGGGCTTTGAAGGTCTGCTGTACTACGGTGCGGCTGGTTCGACTGCCGCAACCCTATTGGAAAATACCCGCGACATCACCGTTGCTTATGACGTTGAGCGTGGCGATACGACTGTTCGCGGCGACAGCACGGAGCCACCAATTAAAACGGCTGATGTGACCGCACGCATGGTAAACATCGAGTTTGCCATGATTAACGACATCACCGACTCGGCGTTTGCTGCACTCAAGCAAGCAGCCGCAGACGGTACTGGCGTGGCTCTGCGTGGCAAGGATTACGCCAGCGGCAAAGGCCCTGACGCCGACTACACGCTCGGCATGAGCCAGCCCTGGCCACTTGCTGGTGAGCAGGTTGTGACGTTCACTGCCGAGCCGTCACGGTCTTACGGTCGTGCCCCCTCTAACTATATCTAACATGCCCGAAAGGTCATTCCATGCCTTCACTAACATACAACCCCACGCTCACGGGCTTGGGCGCCACAGCCATCAGCAAGCAGATTGTCCGCACTGGCGACAGTGGAACGTCAATCGACCCCACTGTGCCAAAGGGTTACGCCGGAACGCTCAGCACTCGCACCGACAACGAGACCGGGACTCTTACGCTTGGCAGCGGCCACGGAATTACGACGGGGCAAACGATTGACCTTTATTGGTCTGGCGGGCTTCGTCGTACTGTTCTCGTGGGAACCGTGGCTACCAACTCCGTTCCAATCGGTGCGGACAACGGCGGCACAGGCGACAACCTTCCGTCTCAGGGAACGGCTATTGTGGCATCGCCGCGACTAGCGTTCAACGCATCTATCGACGGCGATAACGTTAAGTTGATCGGTGTTCAGTTGGTGACAACCGACCCAGCACAGACCACTGCTGGCGTAGCAGTGCTGCTCGATTCTGCTGACGATACCATTGCGACCCTTGATCTAGTCGCCAACATACCGCAGGTGTGGGACATCGAAGGTGGACATACCAATCCATTCACTGGCGACCCCATCACCGATGGGATTGTCAGCCAAGCCAACACGACCTACGACGCCACGCTGCGGATGATGTGGGTGCAAGATGGGACTCCTTAATGCCGAGCTTCAGGGATAACAAAGACCGCGAGTGGGAAGTTGCAATTGATGCTTTCTCGATCATGCGCATCCGCGAGGATTGCGACAAGCAATTCATGCTTAATGATTTTGAGGACATCAAAAACAACACCTATTCACGATTGCAAGCGGACCCCGTTCTGTTGTGTCGGGTCGTCTACCTGCTGTGCCTAGAGCAAATTAAGGATCGCGAGATTTCCGAACGCGACTTTTATCACGATGTCATAGGCAACGCGATTGACAGCGCTACGGAGGCCATGCTGGAAGCAATCATAAATTTTACCCCCCGGCAGAAAAGGGAGGTGCTGAAGGCAATGGCCGAGCAGGAGAAGGTGCGAGCCCAAGCGACCGACAAACTGCTGGCGATGATAACCGACCCG